ATGTTGCTGCCGGAACCAAGCTCTACAAGATGCTTGGGGTAGTCTGATGAAAGAGTCAGATGCGACGCGTTAGTCCCGCTCAGCATAAAGCCATTACTAGCGCGCTGAAGAAACGCCCACCATTCGCCGTTCTGAAACATACACAACCCTTGTCCGTCCTGCACCGTGGCATACGAGGTTTGGGTCGGGGACACAAGCTTTTCAGCAGTTCCTCCTGACTGGCTGAGCTGCTTCCTCAGCTCGTCTATCTGCTTTTCTGTCTGGGATTTGGGCTGCGTACGCATAACGGGCGCTTCATCGGATTGTTCCGCGACATCGCTTTCCAGCGAAAGCGCCGCTATTGCGCTGGTTCCGTCTGCGGTATCGGAATATTCATCGACATTCGCACAATATATCGTTCCTCCATTGCGGTACTTCCACGTTACCTGTGTAGCCACGCTGATTATCTGCCCGATGTCGATAGTTCCTCCGGAAAATGCCAATACGTCTAACGGCTCTATTGCCGGGTCTGGAACGCCGCTTGCCTTGACATAGCGAGTAGGGTAGCTGCGATTGTTAAGATAACTTTGATTTATCGCCGCCTGTTGTTCGGCGGAAAGCGACTGCACGACAGGATTTTTCGGCAAGTTCAGAGCGCCTTCTTTGATATGCGGGGCGTCAGTTCCAGTCCAGGTTTTGACCCTGCTGTACAGCTTCACATTTTCGCCTTCGTACGATTGCAGATATGCAAGGTAAGTGCGTGTGTCGCTATATTCTATAGTGGTTCGCTCTTTGCCGGTTATAAGGCGGTCATAATTATCACCGCCCTCATATTTGTACTGCTTGAGCTGAACCAGCCCGCGATAATCGGCAAACGCACAGCAATTCACGGTCTGTGCTATCCACATCACGCCGTCCCAGCAGGACTGAATGCTTTCCGCTGAAAAATCGGGCGTGATATCCGCATTTGGGAGTGCATTGAAGTCGCTTTCTGAGATTGCCACGCCGACATTACAGCGGTTGCAGAAGTATGTGAGCGCCGCGTAAAGACTGGTCGTTGGCGGTGAACCTTTGTCAACGGCAAGTCTGCTGAGAGTGTCGTGCGCGATAAGGCTCACCATGTTCTGTTTTCGGGCTGCCTCTCCGCCGTCAACATAGAACGGCGGTAGCGGGACGTCTTCCCATGTTTCGGATCCGTCGTCCGCAGCGGCGGTGACAATGCCATATTTAAGGCTGATTACCGCTCCGCCGAAATCATGATCGTATGCCTTGGGATCACGTATTTTTATCCGCATTTCCGCAGAGTTCACCGTGCCGATGTCGAACTTGGAGGAACTGCTCACTTTACGTGTGACGGTCAGGGACTTCTGCACGATTATACTGTCGTCAACAGGGATTATGGTTCCGTCTTTCAGCCTTATACCGCCGGTGATACGGTCTTCACGGACGGGGGCGCGTATTGCTTCTATGTACTTTTCAGAAACTGGATACATTTTCCCTCCTTAATACTCGATGAAGCTGCACTCGAAATCAAAGATACATTCGTCGTAAGTGCTCCGCTGCAAGACAAGCTTGGGCTGCCTTGTTGCCTGCGGATATCCGGTGAACGTTATCTGCTTTCTTGTGAGCAGGTCGTAGTATGTTACCTCAAGCGTTGTGTCGTCTATCATGTTCAGCAGCTTTGACAGGTCTTTTGCTTTCAGCCGCCATTTATATTTTGGTGCGTGCTGCTTTCTGCGGATAACCGTTCTGTGAAGATATCCGGCTTCGTCACGCACGCTGTCGTCGCTGTCGAAATCGCTGTCTACTACTGTCCATTCGCGCGGGGTAGGCGCTTCAACGCCGTTTATTTTGAGCCATGATAATTTCTCTATATCAGCCATGTTTCACCGCCTTGATTCCACTATGTCAACGGCGGCAAACGAAAAAAAAAGCCGCCTGTCATTTCGACAAACGGCTCTGTGGCTCTCTATCCATTATAGCATGGATTTGCGGCTTTGTAACTGTATTCTTTTATATAGCGGTGTCAAGGCTTAACTGCTCCCACTGGCTGGTCTCCACAAAATTTGTAGGGAGCGCCACGCCAAACTGATGGCAAACGTCCTCTGCCATTTCAGCAATTTTTGCCGGGTGGCTTTTCTGGTCTTTCATCACCGTGCGCAGCGTCCTGATAAGGCTTGCCACTTCTCCGGCAGATGTAGCCTTTGTGGAATAAATCTGCGCCGCACTGTGGTTTTCTATCTGCTGTTTCATCTGCTCAAACGCCGAAACATACGCCGCAGTGAACAGCACGCCTTTCTTTCCGGTGAGCTTGTTTGCTATCATGTCGCAGCCTTTCTTGGTGATGAGGTAGCAGGGGAGTTCCTTGTTCTGCTCGTTGCGGTAGGTTGCTTCTACGAAATATTCGGACTGGGGAATTTTCCCCTCTCCTAAATACCCGATATAAGTACGGATTGATTTGAGAAGCTCGTTGTGCGTTCTCTCAATCTTTTCCGCAACTTCTCTGCTGTCGGCATAGTACTTGCCGTCATAATTTGTGAGATTAAATGTGTTCATCATGCTCTCCTTTTCAAGTCGTTATTTTGCGCTCCCGGGTTCGTGATTCAATCATATCACATACTTTTCGGCTTGTCAAATTAAGCAGCGACTATTATCTGGTGTAAAAAATGTCAACCGATTGATAGTTATTATCAATCAATTGGTCGGTTACAAAAGTAACCAAAGTGATTTTTGATGTTTTGCACAAAGAAAAGCACCCCGCGTTGTGCGAGGTGCTGATTTTGTTAAATCACTTTATCGTTCTGCCCTATTGTTATCAAAGGTATAGAAACGTGTCCCATCGCTCGGCATACTGCTTCAAGGTTCTGCTTGGTAGTGCTAGGGAACATGCAATTCTCACTCTCCAGTTCTTTCTTAAATTTAAGCCTTAAATCATTAAGGATTTCAAGCGCAGCGATGTATTCTGCGGCAGTAAAAGCCTTTCTGGGCTGAATTGCAGGTTCTTCCTGCTTCTGCTCCAGAAGTTTTTCCTGCTTCTGTTCCAGTATGGGGATATCCGCCGTCAGCCCGAAGTACTTCAGCATACACTCGCAGCCCTTACGCGTGATAATGTAAAGGTCTGCAATGCACCTCGGTACGCTCGGATTTTCAGCCTTGAAAGCGCGAAGTTCTGCGTTTTTAAGATGGCGGTAGTGGAAAATATCAAAGTTGGGGTGCTTGTGGAAATACGGATATATCGCTTCCTTTGACATTCCGGTGAAGTGCGCGAAGTCGGCGGCGGTTATCACCGGATTGCCGTGCCATGTCTTGGGGTAGTAGTGGTACTCAGCGGTTTCAAGCGTTAGCTGTTCGGGCTCAAACTGCTCGGTCTTGCTTCTGAAATAGCTGTTCACCAGTTCGCGCTGCACCTGCCATGCGAGGTCGTCTGTGAACGACTTTGCAAGCATAAGGTAGCCGCTTTCAGTAATAAGCACCAGACCGTTCGGAGCGGCTATTCCGTACTCGTTTCTGGCTTCGTACGAATTTCGTACGAAGTAATCAATGCCCTCTATAAAGCGCTTTTTGTTAACATTGAAACTCCTGCGAGCAGTTCCGCTTGTTCTCCCATGAACGGTATCTATTTCTTTAAGAGTAACCACACGCTTACCGTTGTATTCCTTGACCGGGAGCTGCTGATTGTTTATCTTGATTAACTCGCTCATGCTCTCACCCCGCTTGCCGTAGCAGCCATCTTGTCAAGTTCGCTGACAAGCTGCTCGCTTAAATTCGCGATACCCAGAAGCACGTCTGTGTAAATTTTCTCCTGCTTTTCCGGGATAAACTCCGCGCACGCAGCTACCCACGCTATCGTTCCGAGCCTTTCAGCCTTTGCTGATACATTCAGTATCATGTCCTCTGTGATTTTGTTTTCCATAACAAATTCCTTTCAAATACTTGACAGGAACGCTCTATCGTGGTACAATATATTAGATGGAGCATTCCGTCATGATGTAAAGCGTTGCGTTCTGTGGTAGGAGGGCAGCGCTTTATTCTTTTTCTGACCGCTTGCTTACAAGTTCAATCCCTTGTCTGACGATATCGCTTCTTGTGGTTTGCTGTTTTTTGGCACATACGTCTAATTTGTTAAGGGTTTCTTTGTCAAGCCTTATTTGTATGCGCGTGTCTTTGGGGTTGTCTTTTGGCGGTCTGCCTGTTCGCGGCGACATTGTATCACCTCACTTTCTGTACTGACAATATTATAGCATTGTACTGACAAAAAGTCAAGAGGTTTTTGAAAAATTTTTTTGTTCATCAAATACTTTAATAAGGTTTCTTGCTTTTTCAAGCTCCCATGCGAGCTTTTCGGGATTTGATTTCATAACATATTCCTTTCAAATACTTGACAGGAGCGCCATTCTGATGTATAATAGATTTCAGATTGGGCATTCCTGTCCTTTCGTTGGTAAGCTGTTGTGTCGTTTCCTAGGCGGGCAACAGCTTATTTTTTTATGTCAGACTTCAACTTTGATATTCCGCGGCGAATCGCTTCTGCCTTTTCAACCTTTTCTTGCTCACAGTACTTGTCAAGCGTTTCTGCACTAGCTTTGTCAAGGCGAACGGTTATTCTTTCGCTTTTGGGATTATCAATTTTCGGTCTGCCTGTTTTTGGCGACATTTTATCACCTCACTTCTTGTCTGCCACTAATTGTATTATACTTATTGGCAGACAAAAAGTCAACCATTTTCTCAAAATTTGTATAAATATACAAAAACCGCCCTGCGTTTTTGTGCAGGGCGGGGAACTAACGGCGTTTTTGGCGGATATAGCCTATTGAGCATGCGATTAAAGCTGCAATCAGCAGCGTTCCCAACGCTATTAGTAATGGCAATAGCTTCTCTTCATCACCATATGCTACCATATCGTAACATATTTTTGCGCCTGCTCCATCAATAATCAGGAATATACCTGACAATATAGCGCCCCATAAAAAGAATTTGGATTTGTTCATACAATTAACCCCTCCTTTTGTCAGATTATAACACATAGAAGGGGTTTTGTCAAGTGTTATCTGCCATTTGACATAGCATACTGTCTCGCCTGAACGCGGTTTGTAGTGTTGCTGATTTCTTCACCGTCCAGTTCTACTGAAACATAAACGTTGTTTTCAATCGGCGCGGCTTCCTCAGCCCGATTTGCCGCAGCTTCGCTGTACGCGCTGGACACAGCTTCCCGGGCATACCCCACACTGACAGCGGGGCTCTGACTTTTCATTTCGCGCGATACATTTGTGGTAACTGTAGCTTCAATATCAGATTTAAGATTTTCTATATCGGACTTGATATCGCTAACACCGTTGCGCTGTTCGTAATCATCGCGAAGTGTCTGATTGACGTCTTTACCTCCGCCGAACGCCGTCCTCCACCAAGCACCTGCGTAAGTCAGCGTTGCGCCAGCCTGGTTAGCGGCGTTCGTAATTACATCGCCAAAGTTTTTGGCACCGTCATATATACTCTTATTGGCTCTGTTGTATAAATCCTGCAATGCCTGCGTCCCTGCGTCTGAACTTGAATTTTTCACTCTCTGCTCAAGCATGTTTACAACATCAAGGGTTTGGTTGCTTAATTCGTTGACCCTCCGCTCGTATTCGGTTTCAATGCCTTTTAGCAAGCCCTCATTAATAGAACTGTTTGTATCAACATCCAATGCCTCCAACTGAGCTTGCCGTATTTTCTGTGACGATAACGCAGAGTTTTTGGTGCTGGACACCTTTTCTACAGCGGAATTATAGCTGTCCTGTATCTGTGCGATAGCACTACGAGCCGTCTTTTCGTCCATAAGGGCGATTTTATCAGCCGTGAGTGAGGAAAGCTTATAGTCTATATCCTGACTGTCGGCGCCGAGAGAAGCAATAGCAACTTTGTTGTACTTTTCCTGTGCGAAATTATAGTTATCAAGAGCCTGATTGTATTCTGCCGTGCCTTTCTTTGCAGTTGCAAGTATCTGGGAAGATTCAGACATCTGCTTTTCAAGAGCGGTCAGCGCTTCGTTTCCCTGATTATTCTCGGCGTAAAGCGTGTTGAGTATCTCGTCTTTTGCAAGCCCGGCTTTTTCAGCGACAGTGTCCCACGAATCGCCTATGCCTAAAATCACATTATTAAGTTCAGTTGTCAGGTTCGAGGAAATAGCGTTGCTCATGCTTTCGCTTGCTTCCTTGATTTTCCCGGCAGCTTCCTCTGACATATTGCCGCTGGCTTCGAACGATTTTGCGAGGTCGTCAAGAGTACCGAGAGAATCCTCAATGGTTTTCTTGTTTGCTTCTATCGCTTGCTGGTTTTGGGCAACCTTATCGTCGGTTTTGGTTATCTCATCTGCCCATGCGCTGTATTTATCAGCGATATCCTGAATAGATGTGCCAACATTGCTGTAGAACACAGATTTATATGTTTCGTCGGTGAGCTCCCGCACCGCAGTAGTACAGCCAATCATAGCCCCGGTCAATGAGCCGACCAGTGTAATCACAGCGCCGACAGGGTTTCCGAGCGCGATGAACGCCGCTATCGCGCCCCCGGCTATGCCTATGCCAGCCGCTAGCTGCAACCAGTTATTTGTTAAGTCACCAGTCCCTTTTACAAGTCTCTTAAGTGAATTATACAGCAGTACGCCAGATGTAGCGCCGGCAGCCAGACCGCCCAGCGCTCCAAACAATTTGCTTGCACCTTTTTCTCCTATCTGAGAAGTAAGCGTTTTCAGAACAGCCCCGACCCTGCGCAAGTTGGTAATAAAAGTGACTACCTTTGTACCCACAAACGCTGTAGCAATGGCTGTTCCCACCGCCTCAATCCAAGGCAGAGCCTCCTTGAACCACTTCCTGATGTTCTCCGCAATTTCCTTTGTCTTGCTCTCAACGCCGTTAAGGAAGTCATATGTGGGAAGCTCGATATCAAGGTCAGTGGAGTACCCGGTGCCCGAACCGCTCTTATTCGTATGCGAACCGATGATATTGAGCTGGTCAACGCCGGCAAGCGAACCCTTGAATTTCTCTGTAGCCGCCGTTGCTTCGTCAGCCGCGCCCGCGATGTCGTCATAGCCGTTGGAAACGCCGCTGAGGTCGATTTTTGGCAGCTCAAAGCCGAGGAAATTTGCGATACCGTTTGCCACTTCGGTCAGCACCTGCACAAACGCCGTGAAATATGGCAGGAGCGCCGACAGCACAGGCATGAGCATATTTCCGAGCGCGCGGGTGAACTGCTGAATACGCGCTTCCAGAACGCGCACGCCGTTGGAAGCGGTGTCGATAGTACGGCTCATGTCTCCGGTAACGCCGATGTTCTGAGCCTGCTCTATCATCGCCACATAGCGCAGCTGCGCTTTCTGTGCCTGCGTCATGCTTTCGTAGGACTGGGTTATGCCCTTGCTGTATGCAAGCTGTTTCAGCGTTGCTTCATCAAGCGCAAATCCGAGACGCCGCAGGGGCTCCAGCTCCCCGGCAAATCCCGACTGCACCTTGTTGTACGCTTCCTCCGTGCTGATATTGTAGAACGAAGAAATATCATAAGACAGCTGGGTCAGGTTCTTCGACATGAGGTCAGCCTTGTCTGAGACCACGCCGAGCCCCTTTCCGACCGACTGGAAGAATCCCTGATATCTTATCCAGTCCGAGGTATCAACGCCGAGCGCCGCGTTGACTGCTTCCGCAAATTCAAACGCGCTGGACGCGGATTTTCCCATTGTGACGTTGAATAAGTTCAGGTTTTCAACATACTGCGCGGAAACGTTGAAACAATCGCCGAGTACTTTCTTGAGCTTCAGGAGTGAAGCCCACGAAAGCAGCGACTTTGTGGACAGAGTTCCGAGAGTGCCGCCAAGTCCTCCGAAACCTCCGCTGTTGTTGGACTGACGGCTTGCCGCCTGCATTACCTGTGCGAGCGCAGTAAGCCCCTGTGCCGCCTGTTCAGCCCTCTGCATGAGAGGTTCAAGCGTTGTCGTAAGCTGCCGTATGCTGTTCGAAAACTGCGTGAAATCAATCTGGTTGATTCGCTGCGCCACCGTAGGCAGTCTGTTCAGCGCATTCGCAAGCTGACGTATAGCTGTTGCGTTTTCCGTCCGGAATGCCGCCATCGCCGAGTTCAGCATTTCAATGCGCGATGTGTCTATCGCGGGCATTGAATTTATAGCCTGAACCACCGCCGGAAGCCGTGACAGGCTGTTGATGAGCGGCGTAAGCCGTATATCCTGAATATTTCGCAGACTGTTCAACGCATTCGTGAGTGAAGAAAGCTGCGCAGATACGTCCGGAAATGCCGCTATCGCCTGGACTGCTCCGGAAGCCTGCGAAAGCTTGTTTATAGCGTTGACGTAGCTGTTTACTTTCGGCGCTCCGGTCAGCGTGTCGAGAGATTTCAGCGCATTTGCAGCCTGTGTTATCTTGTCCAGCCCAGACAGACTGGAGATAGCACGCCCAGCTTCTGCAAGCTTCTCCAGCTGCTTTGTGAGCTTGTTCAGACCGTTACCGGTAGTGAGCGCCTGTACCGGAGAAAGCAGCCGTTCAAGCGTCTGCTGAAGCTTTTCGAGCGCCTGGGACGCGTCCGCGCTGTCGGATTCTATTTCTATCTGGAGTTCGTCAATCGTTGCTTCTGACATTATTTCTGCTCCTTTCTTTTGCCGCCGAGAGCCGCGACAAAGTTGTCAAGAGCAATTTCAGCCGCCAGTTCGGCTCGTTCCTGCTCTTCGAGTTTTTCCTTTTCCGTCATTTCACGTGGGAATATCTCCATCGGCTTTCCGGGATATTCCGCCCGAGGACTTCCAGACTTGGCGAAAGCGTTTGAGAGAACCACATCGAATGCATTCTTACAGTACAAGCCGTTCAGCCACGCGCTGAAATTCTGTTCTTCCAGTTCGCGTTTGTGTCGCTTGTTGTACGCCTGAATAAAAAAGCTGGGAAGGCAGTTTTCGCCCTCCCAGTAATCCGTGTAGCTCATGCCGAGCGACATACACAATATGCATTTTTCGTCAAGCTGTCTGACTGTTTCTTCGGGAGAGATTACTCGTCCTCGTCCGCATTCTCCCAGGTCGCGTTTCCCTCGTCACCCTCAGCGGTTTCATCGCCGAGCAGTCCGTTGACAGCTTCCGCGTACTGACCGAGAAGTGCCGAAAGGAACTTGGGCTTGACCTTTGCCGCAAGCGCGTCATAGATCTCCTCAACCTTGTTCTGGTTGATAGAGGGCTGATACTTCTTGAACGCGCAGAAAACAAAGGGAATTACCGCGTCAAAGGGCTTGTCCGCAACATCAGCCGGGGTGAAGCCCATTCTCGAAAACATCTTTGCCGCCGCGCGGTCATAGCCTGCCTTATAAGCCTTGCCGTTGTAGTTGATAGTGAGTGCCTTTGCCATTTTGTTTTCCTCCTGTAATGTGTAGTATTACTCGTCTGTCGGTTCTGTGAACGTGATACTGTCGTCAATCCACTTGGGCTCGCCGGTGGGGGCTATGTAGCAGTCGATTTCGACAACGGAGTTGACCTCAAGCGCAGGAATGCCAAGGGCGCTCGGCTTACCTGTGTATGCAGCAGTGTCTCCGTTTTTCAGCTTGATGAAGAACCATGTAGCCTTGTCGTCCTTTTCGGCTGCTTCTGACGCCGCAACCATCTTCGCCCACTCCTTCTTGAGCAGTGTTGTGAAGTTAGCCTTGTAAGTGGAAGCGCTCGAAAGGTCTTTCAGACCGGGGGTGAATGTTTTGGCTTCGGTACACGAAAGATCGCTTGTATCGAGCATTTCCGGCTGCGGGTTAAGGTCGGGACCGGACTTGATATCCGGAATAAGCAGCGCGGTCTTAGGCATGGTGCCTGCGACCGTTTCAACCGCATATCCGAATTTCGCACCAGCCGAGCTGATAGGAATTCCTCTTACCATGATTTAACCTCCTATGAAGTATAAACTATATTATCTCTGCCGATAATGCCCGAAAACCGCATTGTATAGCGGTATATCGTCATATCAGCAACATTGGGGACAGGCTGTCCGAAAGTACGGATAAAGCCTAATTCCTGCATTTTCTTGTCAACAAAAGCTGCTATCTCCCGTGCCTGCGCCTTTTTGCCGCTCTGCCTGTTGGAGTACACCTCGCACTGGTACATAAGCTGTGCGTGGTTTTCTCTGCATTCAGCCGTCTGTGAGGGAGCATAGCAGCTGTTGTCCTGTTCCCATAAGCACACCGCCGGGAATTTCGCCGGGGTGTCGCTTGACGTGCTCACAACTGAAATGCCCTTGTATTCCTCGCGCAGGGCGGTCGCCACATAGTCAAACACCGTGCTTTCAATGTCAATCATGTGAACACTCCCTTTGCTGTCGGAATCACCAGCGCTCTCAGCTGCTGCGCCGTATTGTACATGAACGGTCTGGACGGCATGCCCTTTGTCCATGCGACATAGGTGCCGTCTTTCAGCCGTTTTCGTGTGGGATTTGTGTCCCCGTCGCCGGACGGATACCACCAGCCGAGCTCCCCGTGACCGTTTACGTCATAGGACCAGCCGAGTATCGCCGGGTCAGGGTGGGGGCTTCGTGAGCCCTTAATGCCTGTGCCGAACTCCACATAAGCGGCATAGCCGCATGTGCACTTCACAAATCCGGTATTACCGCCGTATTCGCTGTGAATACCATTCTGCAAAGCGCCCGTCATGTGAATGCCGCCTGCTTCCACCAGCGCAATGTTCGCGCCGATATCCGCAAGCTGCCGCACAAGCTCCTGCGCGTTTCGTTCGAGATTTGCGCGGTATTCCGCAAGCTCCCTCACCGCTTCGCGCACTCCGGAAGCAGACAGTTTAACCGTTATCCGTTTCATCTATCTGCACCTGCTTTATCGCGTACTGAACGGCGTTCAGGCTCTTTGCGACCGCTTTGACGATATACTGCTCCGTGCCGATATACACAAGTGAATTTTCGTTTATCGGACATCTGGTGTCGTGGGTTATCATCGTGCGGTCGTAGTCCAGCAGATTGCCGAACTGCTGCTGGGAATAATCCCCCTTGTTGGAGGAAACTGAAATCATCAGCGCCGTTTTGTCGCCGTATTTCGGTGCAAATTCGCCAGTAGCACAGCCGTTGCCGTCAGTAAGCTCCGCGTTCCCCAGATACAGCGCGTATTCAACTGAAATCTGGTTGCGCTTCAAATCCCTCATTACAGCACTCTGCCTTTCGGCGTGACTTCCGAAAGAAGTTCCTCCGACACCCACGCATTGGAATACGCACGGCTCACGCCGTTCTCGCTGTGGGAAGTTTCTCCCTCAGCGCCCGCCTTTGCGTAGAGGTCAGCGGCTATGCGAAGCTGTAAATCGAGGTATCTGCTTTCAAGTTCGTTCGAGAAATCCTCGAACGGATAGCGCCGTGCCATGATAGCGGCTTTCGCGGTGTCAAGATAACTTTCCGCTTCTGCGTCGCTTATCTCCGGCAGGCGGATTTTCAGCTTTTCTGTCTGCGTCATTGCCGCCCTCCGTTCTTTCAACCTCATAGCCCATCGAGCCGAGAACAGCAGCTGTGTCTTTGCTGACATCAGCTATGCCGTTCTCAAACTCCGCAATGACCTTCCCGCAGGTCATCACGATACGGGCGTTGTCACCCTGATGTACTATCATGTCGCACCGAATGTGAGCTTGCCGTGCAGCTTCTCGAAGCCGTGATCCAGACCAGCCTGTCCGTAAATCTGATACTTCCATGCCGCGCCGGTTTTAGCGAGCGGTTCAAGGAAGAAGTTACCCTTTCCGGGAGTGGGCTGTTCCACCAGATGTACAGCAGCAGGATTGAAGCACAGCGCAGTGTCCTGCGGCATTGTCCTTGACAGTGCGATTCTGATTGTGCCGTAATCGGTTATCAGCCGCTGAATGTTGATTCCGGCTTCCGTCACGCCGGGCATAAAGTAGCCGCTGCCCTCGTAGGCTTCGGAAATCGCAGCCTTGATATCAGAGTTGATAAGCAGCAGATAGCCGTCGATGTCGGTGTTCGCGTCGAACAGCTTCTTGAAGAAACTCTTAAGTATGGAGCGGACAGTGGAAGAAGACACCGTTGCAGTCTCCTTGACAGCGTTTGTGACGATAGCCTCCAGAATACCTCTGGTCTGGTTCGCGTCGGTGTTGCCGGTGGACTTGTGATACTTGCCGTTAATGCAGGTGTACTCAATGTCGTTGCGAATCTTCTGCATGGTAGCAGCGGTCTGGAACTGAAGTTCGGACGTGGGATTCTCAGTCTGCCCCGCGTTGTTCACGCCGGAAAGCTGACCCATATTGCTCTCACGCGCATAGGAAATCGCAATGGATTCCTGGAAAATCTGAGTTACGTTTGTTGCCTGGGAACGGGTAACGTTAGCCGCTTCGGGTGCGGTCAGCGAATCGCTCTCAGAAATCTTGGGCTGAGAGGGAGTGCCGAGCGCGTACTCCTGATTTACGGCAAATTCAACCGCATTGGTGGCTTTGGGCGCACCGATGAGGTTGAGAAAAGGTGTGGTGGTGATACTCTTGGTGTAAAGCGCACCGGAGTAAGACACCAGGTCAAAGTTCATGCCAGTTGCCATGTTTACCTCCGTTAGTCTGTGGGAATGTTCCTGGCGTTGTGAACAGCGTCCGCGGCCTTGATGATGTCAAGGATAGAGCCGTTCTGCGCCGCCTTGTTGTACTGTTCCTGCGCGCTGGCGGCATTGCCTATCGCGCCGGGGTTCGGTGCGGGGGTCTGCATTGCCGCCTGCTTTGCAGCTTCGGCAGCAGCCGCCGCGTTTGCGGAAAAAGAGCTTATGAGGCTGTCAGCGAATGCAAGCGACTTTCCCTCATCGTCGGACACAATGCTGTCCAGCAGCGGAGAATAACACTCTTCCTTGATACCTGCCTTGACGAACTTTTCCTGTACCTTGGTACGGTTCAGCAGACGCGTGTTTTCAGCCTTTATCTGTGCGGCTTCCTCCATGAGTTTCTGGTACTTTTCCTGTTCGGAAAGCTTGTCAGCCTGTTCCTTGTCGTACTTGTCCGCTTTGTCCTTGTAAGCGCTGAACTTATCCTCAGCCGCCTTTGTCTTGGCGTTGATTTCCTCGTGGTGCTTCGCAAGGACAGCTGAAATCTGCTCGTCCGTGATGTCGGGCATTAAGTCTTTGAGTTCCTGTCTTGTCATCGCTTTTACCTCCTGATAACACCGCGTAACGCTGCGGCGGCGAAATGATCATATATAGCAAAAGAGCCGTCCCACCCCGAAAGGTGAAACGGCTCAATGGCTCTGAAAATATTAAATTATAAGTACTGCACCGTGCAGCGGCAGTTGGCTATTTCCGATACGTCCGCGCCCAGCGAACCATCGCATGGGAACATCATCTGATATCCGCCGATAATAAACGGCTGGTCTATCGGTACGGTCTGCCCGGAAGCTTCCCGGTGAGTGCGCCGCACCTTGCTGTCCCCGAACGTTTTCCAGCGCTTGCGGGTGAATCCCCGGCTGAGCGCCGCGTCCATCTGCGCCAGGTTGCACATCGCGTTGACTTCCGTCCGCGCGGTGTTCAGCATGCGGTCGTACAGCGGGATATCGCAGCCGCCGACCGATGTGTCAAGTATCTGCATGGACAGCTCCACAGCGTGATTTCTAGCCCACTCCGAAGCATTCCCCGCGTCCCTTGCACCCAGCAATTCAAGGTACTGCGGGTAATATCTGTTGAACAGTTCAATGTAGCTCCGTGCGAACTCGGCAGCTGCCGCCGCATAAAGGGCGGCGCTGTCAAGCCGGAAAGGAGAATATGCCAATGAACGTTGAATGGTGTCGTAGTATCTGAGCAGTATTCGCTGTAATGCAGCCGCCATGACTACCCGCAGGCGCTTTTCCGCAGAGGTTATGTCCATCTCTCCGAAAAAGATTATGTTGAGCTGGTCAACAGCGGCGAGACTATACGCTTGCGCCATCGTCCGCACCGCCCTTTTCGGTCAGCTTTCTGAATATCTCGTCAAACTCGTCAGGAGCACTGGAATCGGCGGCTTTCATGATCGCAGCCTTATCCTGTTCGCCCTGCTGTTTCCACTTTTCGAGATACTCCACGCTCTCAACATAGACCTGCTGTGGGTCGGAGTACAGTCCGCAGTTTTCGATAGCGATACGCGGGTGTATTCCGGCTTCAAGCTGATTCTGCAAGCCCTGTGTCTTGGTAAGCAGATTGTCCGTCTTGTTGCGCGTGAACTTTATGTCGATATCATCAACTGTAAGCTCCGCGAAATCCGCAGGCACCGTTGACGATGTTGTGACCGTCTTGATGATTTTCAGAACGTTTTCAACGAAAAGCTTCTCGCTTTCGTCAAAAGACTGCTCGAATGACTTTGCCGCAGCTTCCGCCTGCGTCCAGCCCTCGCCGATAATGAGAGCCTGTCCGGTGTTGCCGCCTGCTGAAGCCTTGCGGTCAGGAACAGCGGCTATCTGGAGCATTTTCTGATAGAGGTCGTCAGCGTAGGTCTGCGTCTGGGTCTGGTCAAGTACGTTCTGCAACATCTGAATGCTTGCAGGCATATTCGGCGCGGACTTCGTGCAGATACCGCCCTTGGCGGCAAGCTCCGCGAACTGTTTCTCGTCAATCTCCACGTTGTTGAACCACGTCAGCGACTGTATCTGCTGTTCGATACCGTCCGCGCGGTTGGAAGCGATGTTGTTCAGTTCGTCGATTATTCCGAGGACTGTTTCGAAGCAGCCCTGCCGCGTGGGGTTCGCCCAGTATTCCACAACAGGATTGCATTTAATGTTTTTTTCCTCAACGCACTTGCTGTCCTCGAACCGCCAGAAATGGTTGTCCGAGTAGATAGCATATTGCTTTTTCGGAATGTTGTTGATTATATCATCCGCAAGGTCTTCCGTACTGCACACGACCGACAGAAGAACACGCTTCGTGAAGTCGTTCGCGCGGATAGTGAATGTACAGCGCGGGTCGCACACATATGTATGCAGTTCCTTGCCCTCATACAGCGTGATACGCTGCGCCACTCCGCAGATGAAAAGCCACTGTGCAAGCTCTCTGTCCTTGCTGGATTTGCCGAGCTTGTACATCAGCTTGTTCAGCGCCGCAAGGCTCTCATCGTCCGCTTTGTTGTTCGCGTCGTCAAGCGTGTCCTTGCCGCGATAAACATACTGCACAGGCTCACCAAACGTGAAGCCGGTCTTGAAGTTGGTTATCTCGGCAGCGTGGTTGATAACGACCTTGTTATTAATTTCAGGCCTGACTTCCTTTGTGCGGTCGAGAATGTCCATACGCCCACGGTAGTAGTTATACAGCCGCTGGATATCGCCGACATTCGCATTGTGCGTAGACATGGCGCGGTCAACTATCTGTTTCACGTTCTCAGCCGTGAAATTCCGCTCGGAAGTGTAGATACACCGCCTGCCGTAATTGTAGTTTTCCGTCATGTCTTTCCTTTCAGTTCGATGAGCCTTTCAACCTTGCACCGCTTACAATAAGCGGATATCATTCCGGAAGCGGAAACATCAGCGTCAAACAGCCGCTTTCCGCATACCGGACAGCAGATTTTTATAAGCATTCCCGCCCTCCTTTTCTCCATTATATCACATATTTTCCTGTTTGTAACTGTATTCTTTTTGTGGTGGAAACGGCGGGTCCTGCCCCCGCTGACGATTTAAGCAGGTGAGTAAATCGTCTAACTTCTTCTGCGATATCGCTATCTCTATACAGTTGTATACCCCTTGATACGCTGAGGGTACTTTTCACACTTGAACCTGCCATGTATGTGCGTCATCTTGCCGCGCTGCGTTTCCAAAATAGAGACAGCATGACCTAGAGCACCACGCTGCGCGACACCATGCCATTAAACCGTCTCATGGTTGCAAGGGCGGGATTCGAACCCACGGATTCCAGCTAATGGGGCTGGCGAGATAGACCGCTTCTCCACCTTGCTATATATTAATCTTCCAAACCTTACGCAGCCGCACTATTGCACGACTGCGCCAGGAGGAAGGGCAGAACCGGCGGTGAACACACAAGCCGCCAGCCCTGATATATCAAATCCGCGTTTCCGCGAAAATGAACGCGAATTATCGTCTCGGCAATGAAACCATGATAGAATGCGCCAGTTCATCAGACAGCGCCCTGAAATGCCTGCACTTCGGGCAGCGCCGTTTCATGCAGCCGCCGTTGATACCGCACTTATGGAGCGCACAGTAGAATTTCGGCTTTTTCCCGGTGAGTTTTCCGTTCAGAAGCAGGAATTTCGTCATGCTACCACCGCCGTTCTATCACTTTGACTGAACACAAGCCATTGTCGCGATAGTCCATCGCCATCGCAAGGCTGTCCGGCGCGTCGTCGTGCTGTTTCTTTGCTTCAACGGAAATACGGCAGAGTTCGTTCATCGCCTTGTCGTACATCTCGCCCCGCGCCTTGTCAGAACGGAACACCAGCCGCGACTTTATATCCGAACTCCAGCGCACTATCCTGTCCATCTTGCTGGATTTCGTGGAAGCTCTCTGGCTCTGAATCGACATCTTGTAATTTCGCTCGCGCAGGGACTTGTCGATTTCCTCCGCGTACTCCGTGCCGCCGACATTCGCTTCAAAACGCGCCCTCGCAACATTATTGCGGGCATAAGCCGCGCAGACAAGCGGTTGTGTGACCGACTTATCCCCGGTGGAGAACACCCAGTCATGCACATACCCGGTATCGCCGAACCAGTAGATTATCGGCGCGGAAAGGCTGTCGCCGCCGCCCCATGCAACGTCCACCACGGACATGATATCGCATTCGCCGTCCGGGAGCACGCCGTTGTAGTAGTTCAGCTCGTCACGCTCGAAAAGCAGACCCTCGCGGACATACGGGTCGCCCATGTACTTGCAGGACCATGTGCAGGGGTCGATACTCGCTTTCATGTCCTGATAGTAAGCGGTTGAAAACCCCAGCCCATACGGATAATCGAAGTTGCTTTCACCGTTATCGTTCAGCGCTGGAATGACCGTAAATCTTGCTTTCGGGTCATCGCCGTACTGCTGCTGCAAACGCCCGATAACGTCCCCAACCGCCCAGCGCGTACCGATGTGGAGTTCCCGCGCGCCGTCTTTTTTACGGTCTTTCAGCTGGTTCAGATAAGCGTCATACTTATTCTGTAAACGCTGAGGATTGAGCGCTTCTTCCAGATCCTCAATGATATCGTCCACATAAAGCAGATTTCCGACTTCCACCGCACCTGTCAGCGTACCAGTTACGGAACGGCATGTCAGGGTAGGAAAGCGCCGCTTGTGGTTGACTGAAATACTCTCGTCCTCCGAGGACACCGCAACGACCTTTGCTTTCGGGAATACGTCATGCCAGAGATAGTCCGGGTCGCTAAGAATATCAAGGCATTCTTTGAAGAAGCCCTTTGTCAGCTTGTCGGAGTGCCCGGACATTACATTCGCCTTGTCCGGCTCGCGCCCCATCAGCCATGTGACATAAAAGATTCCGAGAGTACTGTTGTGAGTTGGAATAAGACGTTTGCCCACGCAGTATACACCGCCGTCAACGGAAATGCAATTGCCCTGTTTAGGCGCTATCTTCTCGAAACCGCTTATAGCAATTCTTCTCTGTGGAGAAAATTCTCGGAGCTGTTTCCTTTCAAGCTGGCATGGAATAAAGCACGTCGGGTTGAAAGAAATCACCCAATAGGTGTGTCTTCCTTGAATGCCGCTGCTTGACAATCTCGGCTGCTCTTTCTTAACCGAGCACCTCCAGCCAAATGTTGATATCAATGATATAAAGCTATCTCTCAATGCAGGCTCAGCTGTTGTAAAATGAAACCTGTGTTCTTTTGTCACCAAGCAACCGTCTGTATCAAGCAATCCGGCAAGTAACCATAGCCGCTGGTCGAAACTTGCGGTCAGATATTCTTCCGGAATATGCTTTTCCACTCTCCGTCTGCTATGGCACATACCTAGAGATTGCAATGGAGCACGCAGCGATTTGAAACCGTAGTATTCAACGCCTGTGTCCTTGTGTGTGGCATGCCATGATATCGGATATCCGTCTGCGATTACTCTTTCAATAATAGCACTGTCTGATTTATCACCGCAGATATCAGGGTTGCTGTTTCTTCCATCGCCCAGCCAAGCGCCTAATGTGTATGGCTCGACCGGAAGTTTCTTGTATTCGCCGATTTCCGGGTATTTTGGCGGAAGCAGATAAAAATACCTGTGGCTTCTCGTGTTCGGAACACCGCCCTCAAAATCACGAAACATTGCCTTCGTTTCCATCACGCAATATCTCTGCTTATGTCGGCTGAAAACCACCCACTCGTGATTTTCGTGAACATCAACATAAGTGCCGTCAGTGAACTTGACGCGGGTATCAGCATAATCCTTGGGGAACACATAATTCACTCTGACAAACTCGCCGTTTGGAGATATGACATAATCGCCTATCTTCAAATCGCCGTGCTTTTTCCAGCCGACCTTGGTGAGAACTGGCGTATCGTCAGACACGAGTTTCCCTACTCTTGGTGGAAGAGATATCGTCAGCAGTTCGATTCTGCCGTCCGCTAAATCCTGCAAATCATCGACAACAGGTTTCAGCACATTCATTCTCGGCACATAGAACTTCTTCTGCGGCTCCCTGTCCCACTCCACATAGAGAAGATAGTAATGGAACAGGCGCGGTGCCAGCATGAGCGCCGCCTTTTTCGCAAGTTCATAGAACTTTATAGCGGTCTGCTGGTCTGACAGCGCGAGCTTTACTTTCTGCTGCGCCGAGATGTCATATATGCGTTCGTAATGCGGACATGCCTTTTCAAAGTCCGTTTCCAGCCGGACGGTATCGAAATACAGCGACAGATTATCGTATGTGCTGATATCCCGCTTGGAAGCACGCCTGATAAGCTCCGATGTTTCCACATTTCCTCCTGAAAACAAAAAAGAGCCACCTCGACCGTAAAGGTCAAAGGTGGCTCAAAGGCTCTGAAAATATTCTGTTGTTCTGATTATAGCACGGATTTCCCGGGCTGTCAAGGGCTTTCGCGAAAGAATACAGTTACGCAGTCTGCTTCCATTCTGCGTAGCGGTTCTGGAATGTGCTCAGCGCTACTCCGGCTTCCTTTGCGGCGGCTTTATAGGTCAGCTCTCCGGCTGAAAGCCTGCGGAACACATCTTCGGGGATATCCTTGCGCGGCCTGCCTACTCTCCAGTTCGGGTCAGCGGCGGCAGCGGCTTCCTTGCCTGCCTGGGTGCGCTCAAGAATGGTGGCGCGCTCGAACTCCGCGAATGCAAGCAGATTCGTGACTATCAGCCTGCCCATCGGAGTATCTTCCACCAATCCCATGTTCATGATGTGGACCTTCACGCCCCGGTCAAGCAGCGTGGTGATGTAGTTCAGCCCGTGCTGAACAGAGCGTGCAAATCTGTCCAGCTTGCAGACTACCAGCGTATCGCCGCGCTGGAGCTTACCGACAAGCTCGTCGAACAGCGGACGTTCCTTTGCGCCGGAATAGGCTTCCTGCACTATCCGCGCCCCGGGATAGCTGCTAAGTATCTGCCTTTTCTGTTCCTCAAGAGACGTGCCGTAGCGCTGCTGTCCCTTGCTGGATACACGGCAATAGCCGTAGATCACGTCAGCTCACCTCTTTCCTTTTGCTGCCTGAATGAGTATCAGGAACGGCATTAGCAGGATATAGAGTAATCTCATGGTTGGTTCACCTCACTTCCTCACTTGTATATCTGTCCCCGGTTTCCTGCGTCCATGATTACGACAGTGAGAACATCGTGCTCGACCCGATATATCAGACGATAATCGCCAACGCGGAGCCGGAAATGTCCTGCTTCACCTTTCATCTGTTTTATATCGCCTTTTTCCGGGAGCATGGATATCGCCTTTAATATCCGTTTTTGCTGGTCTGCCGGTTGTTTCCTGATGAACTTTGCAGCAGGCTTCTCAATGATGATTTTATAATTCGTCAAGGTTTATTCCGAGCTCCTTTGCAAATTCATCGAGTGTTACACTGTCGTGCTTATGCGGGTCAGCGTCGCTCCGGTAATCATCAAGCATTTTCTGGCAGAATGCGTCGTCCTCCGCTTCTTCGTTAAGCATTTTCTTCACGCTTGACAGCAGAGCGCACACCTGCACCAGCTGTTCCTCGCTGAAACCGTCTATCATGTTGTAGATCATTTCCTTGGTGCTCACGTTTCATCAGCCTCCTTCTTCTGCTTCTTCCCACGCCCGTCAGGAAGCCCGGACGGTTCGAGGACTATCGAGCCTTCCTTGCGCTTTCCTGACGTTTTCGGCTGGACTACTACTTCGTAATCGAGGCAGTCGAGCATTTGAATGAGCAGGTCACAAGAAATCTTGCTGTCAAGTCTGTTGCGAATGCCCGATGAAGTACAATATCCCATCATGCTTGCAAGCTTGTCTTGCGTAACCCGTTTACACGCCATTGCGGTTTTAATCGCTTCCTTAGATGTCATTTCGAACCCCTCCTTGCGTTTTCTAAATTATAGCACGATTTCGGACGAAAGTCAAGTGTTTTTTGAAAAAATTTTATTCGAGGGGTTAAGAGATACCCTCCCGGGGTCGCCCTGGCAGCCCCCCGGGGTACCCCTCCGGCGGTGGCAGTTCTCCGGATCCGGAGGGCGGCGGCAGGTGGGCGGGGCGCGTGCCGCTCCTGCGGAGGGCGACGAGTACCAGCGCGGCTGGTCCCTGTTTCCCTTTTATATAGTACTCCTGCACCGAGGGCGGCGCTCCTGCTGATTTCGTTGTGATTTTGCACAAAACAGCATACCGCAAAATCTTGAATTTCCGTTATTCTGAATAAATACACGAAATCGGGCTGAAATAGCCCGAAGACGTATTGACAATAGCCCGAATTCGTGCTATAATACAATCACAAACGAAAAACAAGCCGCCGAGGGGCTGAAGCCTCGGAGAAATGGAGTATATACCATGAATGCTAAAGAAATAATCAACGCAGCTTCTACAGTAATCGAGGACAAGCCCGCCCGCAGTGCATGGGCGCGCGGTGTAAAGGCGTACGCGCTGGAACTCCTGGAGAACCTCGCAGCACTCACCGCCGACCAGCTCGCAGACCCCGCAGCCGTACGCGCTGCGCTCCTCAACGGTGCGGAGAACTGGAATCAATACAGCTGGGGCGGTTGCTCGCTCGTCTTTAATGGGGGTATAGCCGCCCGTTGCTGCACTCCTTCCGAGCGTAAGCGCAGTCACAGCGGTGAACGCCGCCCCAATAGCCGCGAAGAATGGCTGGACGTCCAGGCTCGCGCACTCTCGCAGGCGGCGCGGCTCGTCGGCGAGGCTGTGAAGGAGGTGATAGCATGACTGCAATCGAACTCAACACCGGAGCGCTCAAGCTCCATCGCGACCGCTACGACGACACCACCGAAAGCACGCTTGTAAATATCCTCTGGGCGTGCGAGGAGCGCGACACCTACTTAATCGGCGAGCCGTGGGACCTCGACCCATACGGCGGCATTGAGGCGTACACCCTGCACAATATCCGCCTTGATGTCTGCTATACTCTCGACACGCGCGATGATATTGAACGCATAGCGCGCGGCGGCGTTGTCACCCTCCAGCCCCACGCCCCCGAAGATTGGGAGCGTGAGGAGATAGAACGCGAGGAGGTGGAGGGCGCTTGATGCTGCTTTATATCCTGCTCATGCCGTTCTTGATACTCATTGACGCGGCGAAAAACTCCAAATGAACACCCGCCCCGATAGGCTCGAAGCCTGCCGGGGCTTTTCTCTGCCTCCGGCTCGGTGGAGTGTCTCCAGCTCCAGCCGTGGGAGGCTGCACCCTCTGGAGACACTCCGGCCGCCTGCAGGACCTGCGAGCCTCCAGCCTCACGAGCGCCGCCCACCTGCGCAGAGTACCCATCACCCCGCAGAGTGTGCCCGCGTTTTCCGGGGCGATTTTCTGCATTGTCGCGAAACGCCCCCGAAATCGTGCGTATACGGCGTGTTTATATTGAGGGTATATCAGTATACTTCTAAAGCGCAAACGTGCGTTTAAAGGGCAATTCCGGCGCAAATAGAGGCGTCCCCGCGCCGCCTTGATACGGCCGCCCGCGTTCTCGCCCGTGCTCGCAGATCCTCGGCGCTGCCTGCTGCCCTCCGAGCCAGCGCCGCCCGGCGTTCCTGCTGCCAGATCTGCCACCCAGACAAGCGGCACGCCCTCTCCGGAACTGTACGCAAATTCCCGCACGGCTCCCTGCGCATGCCCGGAATAGTCGCAGGGCAGTCGCGTAATAGTCGGCAAATAGTCGTGAGATAGTCGGCAATAGTCGTGTGTTGCCTGAGAAGCCTATATATTATAATAATGTAGATAGAAAAGAAAAGAGAAGATATAGTATATCTCTATATTCTCTCTGTGTGTGATAGTCGCAGGCACATTTGCGTTTTGAGGGGTCTGTGCGGTTCTGTACGCAACGAATAGTCGCAAGGCATAAAAACTATACCCCTGGAACACAAACGTGCGTCCCAGGGGCAATTCCCGCGCAAATACGCGCTATTCTATTTTCGTGTCCTCTGTGGTATCTTCCACAACAACCTCTTCGGATAGTCGGCGTTCTATTTCCTGCCTGTCCACGTCCGCACCGAATATGTTCTTCGCCTGCACAACAACGTCCTGCTGATCTTTCATGCCATAGTAATTCTTGGCACGGAAGATATACGCTACCGGATTTATCATTCCTTTTAACACCAAATCCGCGTCAATAGCGGCTAAAACGTGCTTGGCTCTTTTTACCAAGCCGGCTCGCTTAGCGCCTTTAGTCCCATTTCCCCAGTCCAAAACGGTATCTCTATCGGCGCCTAAACACAGGCACATTTTCTCAACGGTAGGTAATCCGCCTTCCTGAGCGTAGCGCATGAAGAAGTCCGTAAGGCGTTCAAGGCATTCTTCATCAGTCTTGACGATGGGAAGCGCAAAGTCACGTGAACAGTCGGCAATAATTATGCGCATTTCATTGGGGTCAAGCTTTGATTTGTCAATCATGTTGGCAGGCTTGTGATTACCCGCGCCGGGACGTTTGCGTTTTACAGGCTTGTTGTCGTTCTCACTTGCCATTGATGATACCCTCCAGTCTGCCCAGCGCGATGGGGCGCAGGCGGTAAATGTTCTCTATGCAGTAATTCATTGCTTCCGCAACGTCGCTCCACTGCATATTCTCGATGTAATGAAGCTGCAGCAGTGTGCGGAGTGTGTCCGGAAGTGTGTCCGCGATAGTCGGGTCCGCTTTGTACGCCGCGACTACCGCAGAATAGTCGTACTTGGGTTTGCTCATGTATTACCTCCGTTCTGGGGTGGAATTAACCCCGTCATAATGCCGAACATCTTCTTGCAGTTCTCGCATTCGCCCTTGACCGCGTTCGTGTACACCTGCTGCAGCGCTACCGTGCGCCTGAAATAGTCGTGGGCTATCGCTTCGCCGCGTTCCCATGCGTCATAGTCGCGGAGTGCCTGCGCCTTTTCGCGCTTCGCCTGGTCTGCGGTGATGATTTTCATGCTGAACGCCTTGTAGATGTTCCGCGCTGTTGTGTAGAGAGCCTGTGCGGATAGCCGCGCGTCCTCTGGGAGCGCCTGACGCGTCCGCGCAAGTTCGAATATGTCATTTCCTGTCATATGCACCTCCGTTTATGTGTCGCGTAACCACCTGTAACCGAACGCGTTCACATACCGGTTACGGCTTATGTGGCTTAATAATGCGGGTTCAGGCGGGGCGTAACCGGTGTAACCGGTGTAACCGTGGTTTTCTCTACACGCGTAAGAAAATATTTTAATTTCATATTCAAACAAACGTGAATGAAAAATATAAAACATATAAGCTGTATCTCCGTTTACCGGTTACGCCGGTTACATTCTCACCTGTGCATTATCTTGAAATCAGAAGTCCGGATACTCGTCAACGGCGCTGTTATCAGCTTCATCGGCATTTTCGCTGATGAGTTTCAAATGAACGCAGCGGGTTGGGACGGTTCCGATACGCTTCAACACTGTAAAGCGGTCTTTGACAGTTCTGCGAATAAGCTGACGGTCAGCCAGCCAGGACAGCAGGGAAGCGGGGTTGAATCCGCCCTCGCTGCATATCTGTTCGAATTTCAGCTTGATTATGTACACGGTGTCATCGCAGAATTCGCCCCAGACCTCCATGTTTTTCTCGGTCAGTCCGAACTTGTTCTGGTTCTGCGTGATGTACTCGCAGACATACTCGTAAGCACGCTTATTCACGCTCACATCGTCCTTGGATTTGAGATAGGGCGCAATGTCAGCGGCAGTCAGCGCAGGTCCGTCAAGATAATTCTCGGTTATCAGCCAGTCGGCGGTGAGTATAAGCGCGCCGGACTGCGCCTGCTTCTGCGCGATGTTGTACTGTCTGACAAGCTCGTCCGAAAACGCCTTGAATTTCTCCTCCAGGCGCTCCATAACGCCCTCGGGCATGATTTCGTTAACGAACATCTGCCCGAAGAATCCGTAGACGGATTTCACGAAATTTGCGACGTCACGCGGGCTGTCAAACTCCGGGCGGCTGTCGTCCCCGAAGAACTTGTCCTTGCACTCTATCTCGATAACGCGGTTGACTGAGCCGCCGCCGGAACGGCTGGAATTTATCGGGCGTTCTCCGGTGGATATCACGCAGTTACGCCACTCGGACGTATTGTCGATACCGCCCATTTTGTTGCCGCGCGTGCGCCCGCAGCCCTCCGTCAGCATGTAGATGGTGTTGTCCATTTCGCGGCGGCTGTCCACGATCTGGAGCTCGTCCACGATATACGGCAGCGAGTTGTAGAACGCCGCAGTTTTCTCCATGCCAACGTATGTTGAGTTGAATGTGGAGATATACGCGCCAAGCTCCGGGTTTCCCCAGCAGGAAGCCGCGCACATCGCAAGCACGGTCTTTGCGCTCTCCGTTTCGCCCCAGAGGTGCACCCAGAAGCAGTTGCAGCCCAGCGGTCTGACAAGCACCGAAGCCAGTGACGCAGCGAAAACCATGCGTGCTGCAACGCTGTTTCTGCGGATATTCTTGTTGATAAACTCAATCCACTTATCCCAATCACCTGGCTTGCCACGCCGTTTCACGCTCTCATAGCGCTTCTTGTACTCAACTTCACCATCAAAGGTCAAGCCGTCTGTGTAGGGCGCGAATTCGGTTTCTTCACCGCGCTTTATCCAGCCAAGCCGCGTTACGCACTCGACTTCCGGGAGAAGGTCGCCGGAAAGCTGCTCAACATCGTAGAGGTAGTTGACAAGGTTCCGCGCCGTTTCGGAAGTCACGACGATACCGGGCTTGGAAAGTTCGGTTATCTTGTTCGCGACCGAGATAGTCGTGCGGTCAACGATAAGTTCGCGCCAGTATTTGCCCTTGAAATACGCAAGCTTTATCTTCTCCTCGCCGGTGTCGATGTTGGTGTAGCGTGCGACAGGCATTATCGGGTGAGGACACGCCCAGACAAGCCCGCCTTTTTCGCCCTGCGTGCGCACTCCGGAAGCGTCGCACACCCACTTACCGCAGGGAAGCGTCACAGGCTGCAACGGGAAGTTGGTGTAGTTCCCGAGGTCGTCTGCAACGTCCTTGCGGCTCTCTGCGAACGCCTTGTACAGCGTGGGAAAATTCGTTACCCTGCACTTCTTTGCCTGGTCGGTCATTTCTGCGAGCAGGCGCTTCTGCTTGAATTTATCGTCCTTGAACATGTAGAGAAATTCGTAGGGCTTCTCGCTGTCCAGGAAGTCATCGCGGGTGTATTCGCTGATATCCGGGTAAATCTCGCTCATTGTTTCGGCAGTTCCGCTGCTGACACCATCGCCGAGCAGCTGGCTTGCCTTTTCGATATCCAAGATATCACTCCTTTCTCGCTGCCGTCATTTCCTTGTACGAACGCCAGTAGTAATAGAACACCTCCAGCATTCGGGCGGCGGTCTGGCGCTTGTCCTCAATGAACTGCACATCGAAGTGATAGCGGCTTCCGGTCTGCCATGCTTTTAGCGTGGAGTACACCATCGCGCCGATATCGGTTTTCACGCGCTGCGGGCTTGCTTTCATCTGCCATTCTGGGACGTGGTAGGCTCTGAGCGCTTCCCAGCTTCCCACGCCCTCGATGAACAGAGTAAGCTGCTTCGCAAGCTGCGCAGCGCTGTACAGTTCCTTTTCTATGCGCCCCCGGTCGCTGGTCACGTTGTTGTATATCTCGTCCACGTTCGCCTTGCGCTCCACAACGCAGGACATCGAAAAGTCGCGTCCGTCTGCGGTGAACGAATAGTCGCCGTAGTCGAGTTTGCGTTCCTCGTGCTTCACGCCGAGCTTGTCCAGCGCTTCGATGATGTGGGCGTTCTTCTGTTCCCGCGTATCGTGGAGGATAGTCACGGTTTTCAGGAAAGTTTTTTTGTCAATCGGCATGCGTCCATTTCCTCCTCTTTTTCTTCTTTGGCTTTGGCTTTGCCGCCGCGCCCTTTGCTTCATAATTCGAATATGTCCTGCTGTCGAAACAAAGGTATTCGCCGCGGAATGTGTCGTAGCAGATACACTCCGCAGCGTGTATGCAGCGGTCGGCTTTGGGGCAGGGGTTAGGGTGTGGTTTCATCATCAGTCTTGGCTCCCTCGTTCCACACGCTAACTGCTTCTTCTACGGTGTTGCCCCACACTATTCTATTCGCATGGTGTTCCGTCCATCTTAGCGCCGCAGCTGGGACAGTAGCGGAAATGGTCTGCGTGTGACGGGTCAGACCAGTAAGCTGTGCACACCGAACACCTCATGTGTATATAGCCAGTTTCAGAATCGGGTTCCTTAAACCTGATCCAACGTCCATGCACCACCGGCGCGACATCGGCGGCGGGTTCGTAGTCAATCATCTGGTCCACCGTTGCGGCTATAAACATTGGGCAATTTTCGTCGGAGCATACGTCCATTAACACCCTTCTTATGCTTTCGCGGTCTATGTATTCACTCATTTCGTGTCCTCCTTTACAGGGCTGTTGAGCCATTTTATAAACGTAGCCATGCAATTCTTTGCTTCACAGCTATACCCCTGGCTATCGCTTATCGGGCAAGAACAGCATCCCAAATTTTCTCTCGCCCAATTCGCAATATCCTCCGCACTCATGGCGCGTATGCGGTCAAGGTTCGTGTGCGCCTCCGAAGCGGGTTGAGCCTGCTGTTCGGGACGAGTAAACGATACCGCTGTAAGCGCGTCATTTACGCCCAATATGTACCCTCGCGTGTGGGCGTCAATCTCTTTTACCGCCACGTCCCTGTGCCTGTTGCCTTTTTCAAGCAGGCGGTCTTCAATTTCTTTTAATTTTTCGTTAGTCATTCCCCGCACTCCTTTCCGAGCCATTCCGTCAGCAGCTCCTTATCCCTGCCGCATATCACTGCCACCGAACAATCATCTTCGTCCGTAATCTCCATAAGACTGTCCGAAATGATATCCGCTACATCTTTGTCCTCGTACTCAGAAAATCCGAGTGCAGCTGCGAGATGCTCACGATTAGTCATTCCCGCTCACCTCCACATAGCGCCACGACTGCGGCGGCTTTGATATCTCGCAATCTTCCCATTCACAATAAGCTGGTTCTTCCAAGCTACTTGTGCAATAATACTTACAATTCTCGCAATTGTGCGAGCACGGCTTTTCAAAAAGGCTCAATTCCTTCGGCTTTTCGTAAATTTTCAGATTGGAGATATGCCAGCCCCAAAACGTCTTGCAGAATCCCTCGCCGATGTACGCCTTAACATCATCGAACGTCATGCAGCACGAACGGCAGAAATCACAATCATTGGGATTGTCTGCTTCGTTTGAGGTAAGCACTTTGAAATCTCTGCGGCCGTCGTCATCGGGGAAATCATCATCGCGAAATATCTGCCGAATATCCTGGTAAACATTATCTTCCTTGCAAAACTCGGCTTCGTACTCGGAAATACTGTCGCAGGTGAATTCACCGATGACTTTCTGTTCGTTGCCGTTTGAATACGGCGATAATGTTTTAATGAATACCGGCTTTCCGTGATAGATTGTGCCGTAATCATTATCGCCGTCTTTCATTACATACATCAACAGGTCTTTGCTCTTAGACTGATATATGTAACATTTAAACGGCGTATCGATTTTCGGCCTGGTTTTGCGTACCTCAATAGTTTTCTTGCCGTTTGTGATAAGCCCGCACCATCGCGGCTGTATGCTTAGCAATACTGCTTTATCATTCATTAGCTTCTGCCCTCCTGTTCCGAAGCGACCGATACCGCAATCAGCGCTTTTGTGTTGTCCGGAATGAGTAAATCATGATATTTGCGGTAGTCGATATCCCATGCGTCAGCAAACTGGTTATCTCCAGGCGGAATGATTTTCACACTATCAGTCTTAGAAATCGCTATGGGCGCGGATTTCGGACAAATTATCCAGTTGATAGGTTCTGCGCGAATGGCAGGGAAAAAACCGTTTGCGTCAAAGATATATTCGGTTTGCATTCTTTTCGACGGCACCGGGATAATTGGAATACCATTGATGGATTTCACGAAAAACTCAAGACTGCCCTGCCTAAACTGAAAGGGTTTGAGTTTTGATTCATCGGAAAGCATGAGCTTATCGTAAACAGGACGGCTCATTACGATAACGACGTCGCCCTCGTCGCCGGTGATATCGCGGACCTCACCGAGCTGCGCCAGCAGAGATGACATCACGGTAGCCTTGTCCGGAGTGTAGGTATCCTTGATTTCAGCGGCGGCCGCCAGCTTGGAGTAGCGGTAAGCGTCGATCTCGGGAATCACCTGAGTGCGCTGGAACTCAGCCGCAACATTTGCCGCCGCCAGTCCGAAGCCGCTCTCATCAACGTCGATAGCGTCGATACGGAAACGTCTGCCTCTGTCCTGGGTGAGCGCGAAAGTCTCGTAGGAATATGTAACAGCGCCGCCGGAGTAACCCGCGTCGCGGTCGTAGCTGCCCAGTCCCTGGAGAGACATCTTGGGGAGCTTGATTTCATTGCCTCCGTTGTAAATTGCCTGAGACACATTCTCCTCCATCCAACCGGAGGTTGCACCCTCTAATGCCTGCCTGTCAAGCTGATTCTGCAAATTCTTTTCGAATTTCTTAATGTTCATTAGTGTACCCTCCGAAGTTGAGAAACGGCGTTCTCGTGGACGTTCTTTGCGAAAACTCTCAGTGTTCTGCTTAGTAATTTCCCCATTCCATTCATCGCGTTACTCCTCTCAGAACGGATAATCATCATTGCTTGCCGCTGGGCTTTCGGCCGGAGCACTCGGCACGGGCGGCTGTCCCTGCGCGGGTCTGGAGGTATTGCCGCCGTCCTCGCGCTTCTCTCCGGTGAATGAAACATGGTCGGCGATGACTTCATACCAGGTCGCCTGATTACCGTTCTTGTCGGTGTAGGGGCGGGTAGTCATTTCACCTTCGACAAGAATCATGCGTCCCTTGCCAAAGTACTTCTGGACAAACTCGCCGGTCTGTCTCCATGCCACGATGTTGAAGAAGTCGGACTTCTTTTCCTCGCCCTGCTTCTGGAATCTGCGGTCAACCGCAATGCGGAATGTGCAGACGGTCACTCCCTGCGGAGTTGTTTTCAGTTCGGGGTCAGCCACAAGGCGACCCATGAGAATCATTTTGTTGAACATTTTGTTCTCCTTTGTTGAAAAAAATAATCTTTGCTTTGCCATTCAATGGAACGCCTAGCAGTGTAATGCTATGCCCTTGCCGAACCGTGACATGCAGCGCCGTTGTTTCACAATGCGGAGCGTTTCGCAACTCAGCCTTGCCATCGCGCTAATTTGCTTTGCCGTTCCCTTGTTGTTCTATGCTTCGCTTTGCCCTTGCCGGGCAAATCCATGCATAACCTTTGCCTTGCCGTCGGTGCCATTCCCAGCCGCTGCAAAGTTCCGCTATACAGAGCCTTTGCTGTGCTCCACAAGTCATTGTGCCGCCACGCTCTTCCTTTGCTGTGCCTCGCCACGCCATTCATTGCCGCTGCAATGCTCGGATTCGCGTACATTGCCTTGGCGTTGCTTTGCAGCACTCAGCGCTGCCTTTGCTTCGCTACGTTTAGCGCTGCTGAACCTTGCCGTTGCACTACTGAACTGTGCCACGCCACACTATACCATTGCTTAGTCATGCTTGTCTACACATTGCCGCTGCCGCACTATTCTTTGCTCCGCTCAACTTCGCCCTAGCTGTGCTATGGACGGCGTTGAGAAGCGAAACTATGCGTTTGCAATGCCCGGCAGCTCGTAGCTGTGCCATTGCCCCGCTGTTCAACGCTTGACATTGCCCCGCTGTTCAACGCTTGACATTGCCTTTGCCACGCCGCATAGTACCCTGCCGTTGCGGTTCTATTCCACGCTCTTCATTGCTATACCTCAGCTTTACTAAACACAGCCATCGCTTTTCAAAGCAGCTCACCACCTGGCTTTGCCTCTGCGCTGCTCCGGCTTGCGTGACTATGCCGTGGTATTGCCCCGCAAGCCGCGGCTCTGCCGTACCCTCGCTCAGGGCACCTGGAACGTAAATTCGAATCTGCCCTTGCCGGAGTTTCTCCATTGACCTATACCCTTGTATTTGCCGTACTCCAGCCACTCGCGGAGCATATCGGCATCTTCATCGACCATGCAGAGAACGTCGAACTCGCAAGTTGTCCCCTGCGGGCACACCTCGCTGTTCGCAAGCGCGATTCTCTCGCCCTGCATAGTGGAAGCGCGGAGCGGGCGCTGGCAGTCAGCTATCTTCATGCCGTGGAGGTCCAGAGGTATCTCACGCGGTTCAACGAAAATCGTGTTATCGACTTTCTTTTTGTATGCTTTCACCTTACTGGACTTCGTTCCGGGGATTCCTCTCATCGCGCCGCATATCTCCTTGAAGAATCCACGGATCTGGTAGTCCCAGAGATAAGGCGTGCCGTCAGCCATCTTCGGGAATACGGTCATGGACTTCTCCTCAACGGCTTCAACGCCGAGTGAAGCAACTTCTTCCTCCATCTTTGCCGCGCCAGGTGCCTTGCTGGCGATGAACTCGCGGTGGAGCTCCGGGTTGCCGGCAGATGTTCCGAGCAGGTCGTCCGTGAATGTTAGCTTTACATGTACCTTTGTCATTGTGTGTTCCTCCTTTGTCAAATCTTTCCTATGTCAATCCTGCACCAGCCCCAGCCGTGTCTCGCTGATTTCTGGTAAACGTACAGCTTTCCGTCTGTGCAGAAAAGGTATGTGGTCTTCTCTGTGCCGACATACTCGATGAGTGCCGTGGTGTCGTCTATCACGCTGTCGAGCGTCCCGCCGGGAACAGCGGAGCATGTACGCTTATCGCCGTCAACGTCTACCTGGATAGCGCTGCTGATGATTATTCCCTCCGGGCGTTCGATGTGATTCATCTGCGGATATACCATGTTTTTCCTCCTGAATTATAGATTTCTGATAACTGCAAAACACTGCAATCAGAATGGCTCTGTGTTATCCGTGCGGTAGTCAACAGGCGCAGTCAGCACCTTTGTTGCGCGGCAGTAAGCGCATTTTCCGCACCGCTGCGGTGCGAATACGCCATGCTTTACAAGGCTGAATCTGGGGGACAGCTGCTCTACGACTTCAAGCTGTTCGTCAAGTACGTCGTCCGGCACGCTGAAAATCTCGATGTCCGGGGACTTTTCCTTTGTGACCGCCGCAATGTAAAAGGGGAGTGTTTCCCCAGTGTTCTGCCTGACTATTTCGCGGTAGATAGCGCCCTGGGTGTGATATCCCCAGTATTCGATGAAGTGCTCCTTGCGGCGCGTTTCCGCATTCCATACCGGTTCGAAGTCGCGGACGCATTTCAGGTCAACTATCATCAGGTGTTCGCGGTAGCTGTCAACCTTGATTTTGTAAGGCACACCGCCGATTTCCCCTGTGAATATCCGCTGTTTTTCGCCGCTCATGTATTCGGTGAAAAGAGTGTCGGCTTCGGTGCGTTCGATAGCACTTTCGGCAGTCTGGTATTCCGCTTTCAGAGAGCCGTCTTTCTTGAAGATTTCAGGGTGCTGTTCGCGGAACTGGTCGAGCGTTCCCTCATAGAACGCGTCAACGTAAGAGCCGGTCAGCAGCGCCGTGGTGTCCTCGCGGCGGCTTTCCCCGGTGAGTTCAGCCATAGCCGCCGCTTCGCAGTGCAGGAACGCCTTGAACTGCGAACAGCTCATGTATTCCGCGTTGGCTTCGGGAGTGTAGTAGGTGGTGTTGTCGAGTATCATTCGCGCTTCCACCCCACAAAATCAGATATTCCAACGCTGCAGTCCTTGCATATGTGTAAGTCGTTCATTGCCGCAAAAGGGTCCCCGGCGGGGATTTCTCTTAATGATTCCAACGAACGGTATGCTGACGCTATTACCGCACCTTTTCCGTTCATAATGAGAGAAGTATAGACTTCGCCACATAAGCGGCACTTGTAAATCGCCTTGAACGCGTCAGCCATTTCCCGCGCCCTCCTTTGCTTTCTTCGCGCACTCAACGCAAAGCTGCCTGCCGAACATATCGACCGCCCTCTGCGCTATCTGCTGCGCGTTGAACGCTCCGGAACCCTTGATAGCCGCTCCGCAGTCGGCACACTGGAGGACTGCCGAGTTATGCGGCGGTGTTTCCGCGTCAGGATCTTTCATTTCCTCCGTGGGAATGCACAGCGCCTGGAAGCACGCGTACTTGAATGCCACCGACATAGCCTTATTGCTGGACTTGTCCGCGCTGTCCATGCCCTCACCCTGAACGACCGCTGAAACGCTCGAACCGTCTTCCGCATAGAATGTGTACTTCACCCGGAGTATGGTGTAATTTAGCGTGCCGCCCTTTGCCGTTACGCGTTCCTGACGCTGGCTGTCCAGCACTTCCGGAACCGCGAACACCTTGTGCTTTATCATCAGCGGCTGGAGTACGTTCATCACAATGTCAACGCCGCGATACATGAACCCCTGCTGCTGGTTCTTCTGGCTCTTGCTTATCGCCGGGCACTCCGACATTATCGCCGACAGAGCCGAATATATCTTGCTTGTTTCTGCCATTTAGTCCTCCTCGTTATCCAGCGGCTTATACCGCAGAAAATCTTCGCCATAAACTTTGTTTATTTCGTCAAACACATGCCCGAGCCCCAGCCCATCTTTATTAGGCTTCCAGAGCCCGTCTGACGGGTCGTAAGCGCCCCCCCCGATACAGAATGCATACTGCTTCGGGTGAGTCCGGGCGAGCCGCTGGAAGCGCGTTTCGCCCTTTTCAAGGTGAGCGCCAAAAGCGCAGAACATACAGCCTGTCCGGGAGCAGCCGGTCGTTTTGAGTTTAAGAGTGGTTACGTCAGAGAAGCGCTCCTGTTCCGGCTCGTCACAGTCATAGACTACGTCGCCGTAAACGGAACATATCTCTATGTAGCGCGATTTGATGTAGAGGAGCACGTCCTGCTCTGTCCAGAAACTCATGGGGTTTGATACGGGATTACCATTGTCAAAAGCGTTGCAACCATGCTGTAACCACTTTTGAGTTCGCAAAGCGCTTTCGCTCGCCATCTGTGCAGTGATTGCAACCTTGCCGCTCTCTTTGGAATATCTGTGTGCAGGCTCTTTTTTCATAATGTCACAGCAACGCTTGCTACACATAAAATCCATGTCCAGCAAAGGTTTGTACTTCGCAGCAGAAAAACGCCCTCTTGATTCCTCGAATCGCGTCTTGGCGTACACGCCATCAGGACACCTTTTAGCCACGCCAACTATGTCGCTGATTTCCTTGCTGATAACAGGGTATCCTTTTTCCGTAAGCACCTGCTTAAATGTCTTTTTGGGGTGCACTACCTTGACATTCGGGAACGACATTGCAAACTTCTGTATCTCCGGATATTCCAGCCCGGTATTCACGAACACAGCTTCGATTTCCGGGTACATTTCCCGGGCGATATGTAACAGCACCGTGCTGTCCTTGCCACCGGAAAAGGAGATATAAACCCCATTAACACCGTAGTGCCGCACCCATTCACGAATGCGCTGCTGCGTGCGGGCTATCTTCAAGTCAAGCGGGAGCGCCTGCAACTGCTTTAACTCCTCTTTAGTCGGCATTGCTGTCACCGATTTCATCAGGAAAAAGCTGCCGCTGTATCTGCTCCGCGATAACTCTCATATCCGGGTGAGCGGCCGGGCTTGTCCGCAGCTTAAGGAAATCCCGCCAGCGTTCAAGCGTCATGGTCATGTAGAGCCTTGTTGCAAGGCAGGTCGGGAGAACACACCGCGCCGTCTGAGGGCTTATACCAACTTCCAACGCGTCATTGTAGGCTTCGTTAACATCGCCCAGTGTGTCTAGCAAACTCTCAGCGGATACACTTCCATCACTGGGTTTGATTATCTCAATCTCACCGCTTTTGTTAGCCTTGCAGTACCGCGTTGATTGCTGCGAAAAGCTGGCTGTCCTGTGCCGGACAAGCTCATGCGATATTCCACGGTCGCAGGTAATAAGAAATGTTGCCGTTGTGTGCTGCTCATACGCCCATTTCGGCAGTTGGCTGGGTGGAATAACATTTGCTTTGTACTCTTTGCCACCATGCGGGTCGCGGACGTTATAAATTTTGTAAGTGTTTGCTTGTTTTTTCCACGGCTCGACATCGAACAGCGTGGGATAAGCGTTTAACGCTTCGATTACGCACATAGGGATCGAATCATATAGCTTGCTTGTGTAGTCAAACACCGTGTTCCATGCTCTGACATTTCCAGACACAAAATGATGCTTGTGTCTGCAGCCGTCTATCTTGTCAAAACGTAAAAACGCTGGTAAGCGGGTTGCGCGCTCGTAACTGTTAGCTATGCGTTCAACAGCTATACTGGTGCTGTTACTTACTTTAAGCACAATATTTGCGTGTTCGAAAACGCTTGTGTGACCGCTCCTCTTCAGCCTCTCGCAGAATTTCTGCGCTGTGCCGGGGGCTATCTTGTCCTGCGAATCGTAGCAAATACGCCCGCAGAGTTCTATGAGTTCCTCCGGCTTGTCCTCATAGCCTCTGACCAGCTTTGCACTGGGTTCTATTATCTTCATGTGTGTTCCTTTCTCTCAGAATCGCAGAGCTTCATGAGATAATCCTCATACCACTCCGCTTTCTTGATGTCCTCCTCGCCGTTCTTCCTGTCAGCACGGAAACGGTACTTGAACGCATTGCAGCGGCAGAACGCCTTGACGGCTTCAATGCCGAACATCGCCTGCATTACCTCAATACATTCATGCGCGCCCTGATAGTGCGCGGGGTGGTTGACGTTATCCGGCGCAGAACCGGTGGGAACGTCTTTCAGGAAAGCGGTGCTGTAAAGCAGGTTTACGTTTTTATCGCCCATGGTTTCAAATGTAAATGCGACGCAAAGATAGTAGAGACCGGCGCGATATATGTTACAATCGGCGCAGTCAGGCGTTGAACGGCACATCTCGTTAAGCCTGTCCAGCTTATCTTCTGTTGTCACGTCCGCTCACCCTCTTTCTTTTCGGCAGGAACGCGCCCTTGAACGACCACACGGCGATTATCGCCAGGATCATCATCAGGAAGTCGTGACCGTCCATCGTGTAGTCAATGCCGCCAAGTGAAGCAGCTATCGTCCGCGCGAACAAGCCCGCGAACATTGCGATTATGTAGGGTAAAACTTTCATCGTTCCTCCATCTTCTCTATCATAGCGTCCACGGACACCTTTTTGCCGTCAACATCGAGGAAAAGTCCTTCGACATTCAGCAGCTTGCGATAGTCAATTCCATAGGAGCGCAGACCGCGTATAGCGTTTATCAGCGCCACGTCATCGTTTGTGGCCTTAAAGCTCTTGTATGTGTCAGTGAGTTCGGCCTGCCGCGTGTACTCATCGTAGCTTGCCTGTAGTGCGTCCGTGAACCTTTTCAGCCTGTCCATGCCGAAACCGAACTCATTATGGAGCGCTTCCAGCGTGAGTATCTCCCATGTCGTGCGCTTGAGATCCATTTCAGCGGATATCTTCTCGGATATCCGGCGTTTTATCGTCTGTTCAACGTTTATCTTCACGATTCGTCCTCCGGTTCCTCGGCACTGAGCCACGCTTCCTCACAGAGACAGTCATAGCAAAGCTGCTTGCCATTGAAAACTCTGAGTTCATCGCGTTCGAACTCGTTTTCGCATTCATCGCAGAACCAGCGCGGAACGTTTCGATTCGGGCATGCACTGCCCAAGCAGCCTTTTTCCGGCGGGCAGCCTACGCACTCATCAACATGTTTCAGCATTCAGATTACCTCCATACTTGAATATCCCGGAGTTGTGGATAAACTCCACTTCTTCCTTTGTGGGGCTGGTTATAAACCTCCTGCCGTTCCGTATGCAGTCTGAGTAAGGGCACTCGAAGCAGCTGTGCGGCGGCTGGCATATTTCCATGTCAAGCTTCTCGGGGTTCTTTGTTTTGCCGCTCACGCGGTTTGCCAGCGTGCCGGGTCTGATGTTGAGTTCCCGCGCGGCATTAGCAAGCCCGATTTCGCTTATCCGCGCTTTCGCCTGCTCGATGTCGATGTAAAATCTACTTCCCATCGCTTTTTACCTCCACGGAGTGTTCAGAGAAAAGCCACTCCAGCGTTACATTGAAATAGGACGCAATGTGGACAAGCTGTCCCAGCGTCCAGTTGCCGGGCTTGTCATGGCGGGAGCTGAAAGTGTTGCGGGAATTAATACCCGCTATGCGCATGATGTCGTCCCGGGTCTTTCCGCGTGCCGCACACAGCAGGGAAATGTTCGTCATGATGTTCTTCCCGGTTTTGTCCACGTTAGCCCTCATCGGAAGTCTCCTGCAAAGCTATAGTGATAAGCGTGAGAATCTTCGTGACTGCCTGACGGTATGTCATGCTGCTATTCTCCGCCATGAGAGTGCCAAGAGCGCGGATAACCGAGCATGTTTCTGCCATGATGGTTACTGCGTTGCCCCCAATTGAAGTATTTGCTTTGCCGTTGTGCGATTCGACCTTAATCATCGTTTTCTTCCTCCTTGTATGCCGGAATGATTTCCGTGTGCTGGTTTGCGTAGACTATCATCTCGCTTGCGATGTATGAGATCGCAAGCCCTGTACGAGCTGAAATATCTTCCAGGATGTTATACGCCTTTGGCGTTATCCGGATAATGGTGCGCTTGTCGCGGTACTGCGGCTCCCGGACGTTCGGGACGGTGAATGTCAGTGTGTTCATTCGTCCACCGCCTTACTTGAAAAGCCAGTCGAGCTGACCGTCGGCTTTCATTTTGTTGAGAATGTCGCAGGCTTTCTGGGCTATATCGCTGCCAGAAAACAAAGGACTTGCATAAGGTCTACCATGTAACTCATCAACTCCCACGTAGTCAAAGTTGCCTTCGTTAACGGTAATTACCCATAAGCCGTCAGACAGTCCATCTACAGGGCGCCTTCTCACTACATCGCGTATCCGCTCAACCAGCATGAGAAACTTTATTTTCTTCCCGACCTGAATTGCGCGTTCGCTGGTTTTCCAGCAATTGTCTGGGTAGGCTACACCGTTCTCCGCTCCCACGCCAAGTCCGTAAATCATGTCTTTGCCGACATAGACTTCATAATACCGCTCGTCAGCTTTCGGCATCCAGAACCCCGGGTCATACGGCTTCTTCTCCTCCGGCTCGTCCGCAGGAATGCTCTCGAAAAGCTTCACCAGCCCCTCGGACATCACGCCGATTGAATCGGCAACTTCCTTGTCTTTCAGCAGTTCGATTATCTGCTGCTTCTTTTCATTGGTCATAAAATCCTCCTGTTTTGCCGTGTGTTCAGACTCAGATGTTAAGCACCAGCCGTATGCGCTCTCTGATTTCCTCTGTCATAGCGCGCGAGCCGGAAAATATCATCGACAGGTACGACCGGGAGATGTTGAGCTTCTCCGCGAGTTCCCGGTCGTTCATGCCGACAGTCACCATGCGTTTGCGAGCCTTGATAACAAACGCCTTTTCCTTTGCTGTGATGTTTCCACCGCCTTCCATTTGTGAATTTTGTTCACAAAAATTTCACCCAAGATTACTTGGCAAAACAGCGATGATGTGTTAATATTAAGAGTAGTTAGCAACTTAATATCACAGGCTGTTTTGAAAAAAACGTATCGCAGAACGGCTAGCTTTGCTTTACATTTTTTGTGAATTTTGTTTACAAGACAAGTATAGCGTAAATTTCTGGAATTGTCAAGAGATTATTCAGAAATTTTCGCATTTTGTGGTATAACACAAAAACTCCCTGTTGAATTAGTGCAATATTCCAATAAATAACAACTAGGAGTATATTATGGATTTCGACAGATTACAGAACGTTATACAGAAATTATGCGATAAAAGAGGAATAAAGCCTAGAACCGCATACGAAGAAAGCGGAGTAGGACGTAGTTTTTACGACAACATAAGAAAAGGCTCGGTGCCCTCCGTAGAGAAGCTCCAAGCCCTGGCAGTGTATTTCAATGTTTCGGTGGATTACCTGATAGGCAACACCGACTATCCCTACATAGTCACCGCAGCCGAAATGGAAGAACTGAAAAATCCCAACATAATAAGCAAGAACATAGCCGCGTTCGGCGGCGCAGAAACACTGACCGTTGACAGCAAGGCGCTGGACGCGGCAATAGAAAAAGCCCTCAAAGCAAAAGGGCTCATCTCCCATTATCCGCTCCATAGGAAATTTGGCTTAACGGCGCGAATCCACACTGT